GTCTAGCCTCACGGCTAGCATTTTCTTTTGGTCCAGCCTCGTGTAGAGGCTGGTTTAACGATTCTCACAAAAGAGGGCTTGCCCCCTTCTGTAAGAGTCGGAAAAGGTCAAATGCATGGAAGGGTGTAACCCGTCCTAAGCACGACCGCCACTCGGTTGGCGCGCATCTTTGCGCACCTTCCTGGCGTAACGAACAGTTTCTTTTGCAAGATCCTTAGCGTTAGTGAATCCAGCGCGTCTATAAAAGTCGCTATCATGGATTTTCGTTGCAGTCTTCCTAATCGCAATGTTTAGGAGATGCAGCACTGGCTTGGTTACAGGGTCTCCCATGAGGATGCCCCGTACCAGGACAACGAACCTTACGTTCTCGCCATAATGCGAGGGCGCAGGTTCCCCGATCTTCGATAAGGGCCCAGTGGCCGTAAAGTAGATCTTTCGCGGTGCGTAGCTCGTCTGAGTCACCACACGCCTAAGGACCTTGGGAATGCCGATTTTCCGCATCCATAGCTCCGCTATCAGTCTGATGATTTCATGATCACCATAATCTGTAGCCGTTTCAAAATCTGTGCATGACATGTACAGCTTTTTGAAAACAACTTCCTCGGTGAGAACAGTCTCACCCCGGACGCGAGTGTTTGTCGTGTGGACTTTGTCTACTTCGAATAACACATTCTTCATGTCCTCATCAAAGAGGGTCTTGAAGAGGTTCCAGGCCTGGTTTGCTTTTTCCATGCCTGACGCCGAGCTCTTGAATGTTTTCGCAATCGGAGCTGCAGATAGCTTCCCTACAAAATCAAGTACGATTTTGAGGGCTGCACGAGCCTTCGTGACGCTTCGCGCCTTCGCAGGTTCCTTGACCATGACGAGATATGCTTCACGCATCTCGCCCGGGTCGGTTCGGAGAACGATTTCTAGGCAACGCCAGAATACGTATTCTCCTACGGTGTCACATTCCTCGAGAGTTTTCATCTCCAGGGTTTCACCGGTCTCAAGATCCAGCACTCGTGCTCGGATACTGAGAGGCGGGTGTGCGCCGAGACAAATTTCTCGAGCGTACTCCAGCGTTCCGTTTTCCCTCTTTGTTCTTTCGAAGCAAGAGGATGCGGTGATCGTGATTCGCGCCTTTGTTGCGAGCCCGGTCAATGCGAAGTCAGGTATCTCTTTGAGCATATCTCCGACTACGTTAATCAGGATTCTCCTTGTCGTTTGATCGACCGGTTCCTGAGGGGTTGTAACCGTTTTGAAGAACTTCAATTGCGATTGCAACACGACGAGTTGGCAGGGTGTTCCCGCCCCTCTCGTCTGGGACAACATACCGTCGCGATAAAGGTCGCGAACGCTGTTGCCTACGCCACGTAGGGAGTATCGGTAGACACTCTCCCACTGGCGCTCCCATCCGTCATAGACGGAGGGGAAAAGAACATTGATGACGCCATCTGGCGCAGCG